CCCCCACGAGTTTGCATGCGGTGATTGATCCGCGGACCCGTGAGGTTACGAAGGCGATCCGCGCTGTGTATGACGATGAGCGTTCCACGTTGGTGGCGTCGACCCTGTATCTGCCTGATGTGACGGTTCAGTGGGTGCGGGAGCGGGGCCGCTGGGTGCAGGTGTCGCGGGTGAAGCACTCGTTGGGGTTCGTTCCGGTGATCCCGATGGCGAACCGCACCCGGTTGTCGGACACGTATGGCACGTCGGAGATCAGCCCGGAGGTTCGGTCGGTCACTGATGCGGCTGCCCGAATCATGATGGATCTCCAAGGGACGGCGGAACTGATGGCCATCCCGCAGCGTCTGATTTTCGGGGTTAAGCCGGAGGATTTGGGGGTGGACCCGGAGACGGGTAAGGCGCTGTTCGACGCCTATATGGCACGCATTTTGGCGTTTGAGGATCCTGATGCGAACGCCACCCAGTTCTCCGCCGCGGAGCTACGCAACTTCGTTGACGCCCTTGACGCTTTGGATAGGAAAGCCGCCGCGTACACAGGTTTACCGCCTCAATACTTGAGTTTCTCTTCGGATAACCCGGCTTCTGCTGAAGCGATCAAGTCCAGCGAGAGCCGGTTGGTGAAGAAGGTGGAGCGCAAGAACAAGCTGTTCGGTGGGGCGTGGGAACAGGCCATGCGGATCGCCTACAAGGTCGCCAAGGGGCAGGACGCCCCACCGGAGATGTTCCGCCTGGAGTCGGTGTGGCGTGACCCCTCAACACCTACTTATGCGGCGAAAGCCGATGCGGTGACGAAGTTGTACGCCAACGGTGCGGGTGTGATCGGCAAAGAGAGAGCACGTATCGACCTCGGGTACTCCATTGCTGAGCGTGAGGAGATGCGGGCCTGGGACGCCGAGGAGAACCCTTTGGGCCAGTTGGCCGGCATGTATTCCGAACCGAAACCCAAACCCGCCGTTGAGGACGTGATCGGCGCGTAACCAAAAGAGGCCCTGGTGGATGCTGAGGATTATGCGTTGCAGCAGGCGTTGATCTCGGCTGCTGTGGTGCGGTTCGTGTTGCAGTTCGCGAAGTTCGCGGCGCAACCTTTGTTGACGGCGTCGGACTGGATTTCGTTTCTGCGGCTGCTGTTCCCGGAGGTGAAGCGGCGCCGCGAGCAGTCAGCGATGCTGGCCAGGGATTTCTACGACATCGCCCGCCGCCAGGCCCACCCGGATTTACCGGTGTTGGCGCGGGAGTTGGAGCCCTACGAGTTCTCCTGGTTCGCCCAGGCTTTGGAGCCGGTGCGGGCGTCGATGTCGGTGGAAGCCGCCCCGCAGCAGGTGGTTGGGCAGGTCGCCGCGGTGGTGGTGCGTGAAGTGGAGAACGCCGGCCGCCGCCAAATCATCAACGCGGTGAAGAACGATAAACCGTTGGACGACAAACTCACCGAGCAGCGTGAACGGGTAAAGCTCACTGATGAGCAGATCGCGGAGTTCCGGGATTTGTTGAACCCGACCGCCGAGGTCACCTCGTGGGCCGGTTCGAAGGTGACGGTGGACCGCAAAGTGGAGTTGGCGGTCACCGAGGTTCGTGGCTGGGCCAGGGTGGCTACCGGCCGGGAGACGTGCGCGTTCTGTTTGGCGTTGGTGTCCCGCGGCCCTGTGTATTACACGGGGCAAACCGCCGGGGTGGATCTACCCGACGACGAGCTGGTGGACAAGTTCCGCTCTTCGAGCCTCGAGGAGTACTTCGGGGACATTGAGGAGTTCATGGCCCCAGAGGACCGTTTCCACACGAACTGCGACTGCAAAGTCGTCCCGGTTTTCGATTTGGAGAACTGGGTTGGCCGGCGGGCATCGCAGAGAGCGTTCACGTTGTGGGAGGAAGCTTCCCGACGCGCCGAGGAGGCTTTGGAAGCCGAACCGGACAAAGAGTACTACTCCGTTAAAGGCCCGAAAGTGGGCAAGAAGAAGAGGAAGCCGCCGGGCTGGTATCCGACGACTTTGAATCGTGAGGCACTCAACCAGCTGCGGCAGATGATCGCAGCGGGTGAGGCCAACGCAACTGACTGGGCCGCCCTGAACGCGGCCTGAGTTAAGGAAAAACCGTGAGCCCTTGATGGGTTCTCAACTACGCCCAGGAGGCAATTTTCTATGTCCGATGCTACCGCCGATACCGAAGCCCTCGACGCTCCCGATGCCCTGGCGGCACAGGATAAATCCAATGCGGAGGTTCAGGAACTTCGTCAGGAAATCGCGAAACTGCGGAGGGAAGCCGCAAAGTACCGCAGCGATGAAGATCCTGAGCATAAAGCTCTTCGGAATCAACTTGCGATATACCAAAGTCAAGTCGATACGGCGGATCGCGCGAAATCGAAGCTGATTCAGGACCACAAAGACACGGTTGGAGAGCTGCAAAGCCAGCTATCCGAACGCGGTCTTGAGCTTCTCAAACTGAAAGCCGTCCTCGCTGAGGGCATCCCGTCCGAGGATGTTCTGGATGTGGCTGCCCTGATTCAGGGTGACGATGAGGCCACGGTTTCGGACAGCGTGAAGCGTGTGAAGTCGCTTCTGGACAAGGCTCCCACCCGGGAGCGCCCTGTTGACCCATCTCAGGGTTCGGGCAATGTGCTGCCGCTGAACGGTGATCCGTTGTTGGAGACCGTGAAGCGGATGGTCGGCGCCTAAACCCCCTTTTCAAGAAAGAAGATAAACAGAAATGCCTGCATTCAATACCCCTAATACGGTGGCCCTGACCGGCGACGCGATGTTCTCGGGTTACCTCGAGCCGATTTTGGCTCAGGACTACTTCGCGGAGATTGAGAAGACCTCCGTTGTTCAGCAGATCGCCCGCAAGATCCCTTTGGGTCCGACCGGTGTGCGGATCCCGCACTGGACCGGCGATGTGACCGCCAAGTGGGTCGGTGAGGGTGATCAGAAGCCCGTCACCAAAGGCGACATGGTCAAACAGGACATCGTCCCGCACAAGATCGCCACGATCTTCGCTGCTTCGTCCGAGGTGGTGCGGGTCAATCCCGCGAACTACCTGAACACCATGCGGCAGAAAGTCGCTGAGGCGATTGCGGTTGCGTTCGACGCGGCGGTGCTGCACGGCACGAACTCCCCGTTCGGGGCGAACGTCGCGCAGACCACGAAGAGCGTGAAGCTGTCGGGTGCCACCGCGGCGGACACCGCGTACACGTCGCTGAACGCTGGTCTGCAGCTCCTGGTCGACGCGAACAAGAAGTGGAACGGGACACTGTTCGACAACCAGGCGGAGCCGGTCATCAACGCCGCGGTGGACGCCAGTAAGCGCCCGCTGTTCATTGAGGCCACCTACACCGACATCAACTCCCCGTTCCGTTCGGGCCGGGTGCTGGGCCGTCCGACGTTCCTGTCGGATCACGTCACCAACGCAACCAACATCCTCGGCTTCATGGGTGACTGGCAGCAGGTGGTGTGGGGGCAGATCGGCGGCATCTCCTACGACGTGTCCGACCAAGCCACGTTGGACATGAGCGCCAACGGTGACGGCTCCGGCCTCGTCAGTCTCTGGCAGAACAACCTCGTCGCAGTGCGCGTCGAGGCCGAGTTCGGCGTCCTCGTCAACGACCCCGCAAGCTTTGTGAAACTCACGAAGTGAGCCTTGCAGTTTCGGAGGGGTCGGTAGCCCCGACCCCTCCGCGCTGCGCGTTCAAAGGTTGCGATAAACCACGCAGGGGTGATTTTTGTGTTGGGCACGCTAATCAACGCGCAAAGGGTCATCAGCTAGTCCCACTCCGCAAGTTGCGACTTGACTGGTCTGAGGAAGACCGGTTCTGGGACAGGGTTGACCTGAGAGACTTTGGTGGTTGCTGGAACTGGTTGGCCTGTAAACGTGGGACGTTCCCTCTGAACAAGATTCCAAAGGAATCCAGATCACGTACCGTCATGGCCTACAGGTATTCCTACAGTTTCTTTCACCCCGACGAGAACATCGACGGTGTGACGATCCACCATACTTGCGCTAACCGGCAGTGTGTGAATCCTGCTCATCTCCAGGCTATCTCGAACATCAACAATGTGGCTGAGATGAACGAACGGCAGCACTATCTGCGTCGGATCGCTGCACTTGAGGAACGGGTGGCCGAGTTGGAATCGCGGTTGAAAGGTTGCGAATGAAGATCAGAAATAAGGTCAGCGGCGAGGAAGCCGACGTGCCGGAGGTTTTGGCCGGTGTGCTGGTTTCGGCGGGCGGCTGGGAGGCTGCCGCGGAAAACGCGGTTGCGGCAGAAGCGCCGGCCAAAGCCCCGGCGAAGAAAGCGCCGGCGAAGGCACCGGCGAAGAAAGCCCCCACGAAGAAGGTTGGGGCGTGAGAGATGGCGTTCGCGTCGGCATGTGATGTGGCGGTGCGCTGGTCGCGTGCTTTGACCGAGGAGGAGAAGGCGCTCGTCGAGGTTCGCCTCGAGGATGTGGAGCGTCTGATTCGCCGCAGGATTCCCGATCTGGACGCCTGGATTGATTCGGGCCGGCTGGATGTGGAGGACTTGGTTCAGGTTGAGGCCGATGCGGTGTTGCGGTTGTGCCGCAAC